GACAAAATTCAAATAATTCTAAAGGAATAATAGGTTCATGCAGTCCCTTATACCATTTTATATTTTTCCTGCTTTCTTTTCTCTTTTTCTCATTCAACTCTTTAACATATCTTCTAAAAGGAACAAAACCAATATAAATTTTATTATCAATTATTTCCACTATATCTGATCTTGTTTTCTTAAATCTTCTACCAACTTCAGACAAGTTGTGAGTCTCTGCATATGTTTCAAAAATCTTAAGAATAAAAGGAGCTTTCTCAGGATCAGGAACAATCATTTTATTTTCCCCTCTCATGTACCCAGTTGCTGGATTCCCATGAACAAAGTATCCTGCTTTTGTTTTTTCTTCTAAATTACTTCTTATTCTCAAAGACATTTGTTTTATATCTTCAGCTCCCCAAGCTAAGAATATAGAGAGAGTCATAAAGTCTTTTAAATATGGTTGAGATATGCTATCAAAAGTAATTTTATATAATTCTAGTTCTTCAAAAAATTTCATTCCAGTAGATATTTTTCTAGCTATTCTTGAAACTTCCCAAAAAACTATTTTAGTATAGATCTTTTTACTAATAGCTTCAAACAGCTCATTAAATTCTTTTCTATCATCTACTCTTCCACTTTCAACATCTTGATAAACTTTTAAAACTTCATACTTCTTTTCTTTACAGTAGTCCAAACACTTCTTCAATTGGATATTAAGAGAGCTTTCGCTCCCATTATCCTTACTTTGCTCTTTTTTAGAAACTCTTATGTAAATGGCTACTTTTTCCATTATGAAGCCTTTTTCCTTAAAATTATTTTTTTATATAGTTCTTCAATTTGTTCAACTACTGTAGTTTTAATAAAATCATTTTTCTTCTTTTCCATATTTATCTACCACCTTGTTATATTCAATTCCATTCTTTATTAATTCTTTCCATATTTTTATTCCATTTTTTCCAGTAGCAATTTAAAATATCAGTTGTTGTAAATTTATGTTGATACGTAATTGCAATTAATTCATCTATAGCTATTGCCAATTTGTCTGTATAAACATAGTGCATAAACTCTAAAAGATTAGGATTATCTGTACGAATGTATTCTTTATCAAAAGAGAAACAGATTGCTTCTTTTAAAGCTTTATTTTTATTATCATCAAGATAGTTGACTAATTGTGCGAAAAAGAAATAAATATCTGTCAACTCTTCAAGTTCCTTATCTCTACAGTATTCTTTTGTTTTCCACGTTTTATGAGAAAGCATAGTTTCCTCGTTGAATTCTACACATTCTGCTACTAATGATATTTTAATATCTTCATAAGTTCTAGTTCTAATATTATTGATGTTGGCATCTAATTTTTTTTGCAACAACAATATATCTTTAAAATTTTCAGGTTTTTTTATTTCCATTGTTTACTCCTTTTAAGCAAATGAAATATCTTGATACACCCATTCCATATATTTGTTTGAAAAGTTAAAAACTCTATTTAATTCTTTATCTTTTATTCCTAATTTTCTAGCAATACCTCTCATTTTAGCTGTATCCAAATCCCTTACCATTCTAGCCCAGGAACCAAGAGTTGACATAAATCCTATTGGAAGTCTTTGATTAACATCATCAAGGGTTAAAATAGGGGTTTCACTCACACCATTAATACATTTCATAGCTTGTTCTCCTATAACCTCAGTATAAAAGAAATTATTTTCTATATCTTCACCTTCTTCTCCATCTTCTGGTTGGAAGTAGTTATTATATATTTTCTCTGCTGAAGCTCTTGTTTGTGAGATTAGCATAAGTTTATCAAACTTTATGAAACCATCATGTTCAGCAATTTCATTATCCCAAACTTTCTTATGATTTTCACAAACCCTAGTGATATTTATTAAAATAGTAGCAAGTCTTGCTGCACTTAACTTTTCATCAGAAGGTTTCCTAGTTATCTTTATTTCTTTTTTTTCGTTTATTTTTATTTCTCTCTTCTCTGTTCTCTTTATTTTTCTCATCTTCAACACCTTTCGCCACCAAAAGAGTAGCTAAAGCTAAATTTAGTATACTCATAACATCACATCCAACTTTCCAACAAGAGAAATGGTAAATTAAGTTTATTTTTAATTTTTCTCCAAAGGCTAATTTCCATATAGCCTAGTTCAAAATTTTTAATTTTTCCTTTACTTTGATTAGCAATTATAACAGCATCATTGAAAGTACTTGCGGTATATTCACCGTCAACTAAATAAAAATTTTCGCTAATTTTTCTTATTTCTAGCATCTTATCCTCCTAGTTATATTGACACTGCAAATAATTTAATGTTAAAATAAAAGTGTCTGAGGGCTTTATTAACACGAGCAATTATTTGCAGTGAAAAATAATAAAGTCTTTTTAGATTATTCTATTTAGAACTTTTATAAAGACTTTTAGTTCTTCTATTTCATTTTTCAAGTTCACAATTCTAGAAATACCAAGCATAGCAACGGCTGCATCATCTTCTACAAGTGAATTATTATAATCTATCGTTGCTTGTGCTTTCTCAATCAAAGTTTTTTTGTCAATCATCATAGTTCCTCCATAAGTTTTTGTAAGTTGTTAATATATTCTTTTAATTCCTTTTTGTACTCTTCTCTTTCATCATCTTTTAGAGTTTTAGCTCTCTTTTCCATTCTTTTTATTTTGTTAAAGTTAAAGAATTTTTGACCAGCTGGAAGAAACTCAAATTTATTCTTTTCAATTACAGGAAGTAATTGTTTTTTAATTTCTTTAACCTTATAGATATCATTTTCTAATATTCCTAATACTTCTTCGTATTGGAGTTCTTTATTGGTTAAAATTTTTATTGCTTGATCTGAGTAAGCAAATATTTTATCTTTATAATTTTGGAACTCTAAATATAAATTCCATCTTTTTAAGTAAACAGAAACAGCATCTTTTGAAAGTCCTTTAGACTCATACCAAGCCATAAAAGAATTTGAAGGCTTTAAAGTTTTTTCAATTAATGCTAATGATGAACACATATCAAATAAATTATTTTTGTACTTCTTATATGTATTCATAAATATCTTTTCTTGTTCAGATACAGTAGCTATTTCAACAGCATTTAATTCGTAACTGTCGAAATTAAATTCCTTTATTTCAGATTTAGAGGATATAACTATGTCAAAATCGTTATCTAAATTTTTATTCATTGTCTATCTCCTTCCAAATACTTATGAAAATTCCCTTTATATAATCTAATTTTTGAGCTTTACTTTCCCATAACAGAGTTTCGTTGTCTATCAATTTAGAAATAAGGCTAAGCTGAGGTATAGGAAAACTTAAATGTATTCCTTGAACACTTAGTTTTTTATTTAAAAAATCATAGTATTCTTTCTCAAGCTTTGTTCTTCCTATTCTGTTTGGAACAATAGCTTTAACCTTATTTAAATCAACTTTCTTCAACATACTCAACACTGAATGAGTTGTGATGCTATCAAGAAAAGTTGGAATGACTATATGTTCTGCAATCTCTATAAACAGATTATCTAGCCCCATTACTGGAGATCCATCAATAACAATATAGTCAAATTCCTCTTTTAAAATATTTATAGCTTTTTTAAAAGATTCATTAAAAGAGCTTTTTATCTTGTATCCTTGTAAGTGTAAGAAGAAAAGATTTTCTCTTAATTTTTTAATTTTGTAGCTTTTACCTTCAATAAAATCTTCAAGTCCGAATTTACTAGTATCATCAACTTTAACACCTGCAAATTTTAAAATATCATTTTGGGAATCGCTAGTAAGAATCAAAGTTTTTTTGTCTTTTATAAATGCCTTATAGGCTGCTAGTTGTAGAGTTATATAAGTTTTACCTACTCCACCTTTATTGTTTTTAACAAGTATAATTCCCATAGTATCCTCCTATTCTTGGCTATGTTTTTTAGTAAAATATATTTTATGGTTTTGTAGATTTATCAATTTAACTCCATCAAATTGTAACTCTAACAATGGATTAACTGTTCCACGCTTCTTGTTTACAATTGCATAGCTTCCATCTGCTCTTTTCTTAACAACTCCACAAGCAATCATTTCATCATCTTTTATAGCTAATACGTAGTCATCAGTATAAATAAAATTCTTATTAACTTTTATTCCTGTACTTTCAAGCCAAATAACATCTGAAAAATCAAATTCTTGTTCACCTGTTCTTTGGTTTTCTCCTATTATTTTCATTTCTTTAAAGTCTACATTCAGAGCTTTATAAACTCCTCCTGTAGATATACTGTAGAATTTACCGTGTAGTTTCATTGCTAACATCTCCTTTTTGATTATAAAATTCTGGTTCATTTAACTTTTTAAAAACACCCACTTCTACTCCATACAAATCGAAAGATAATCTCCCCCAATTAGAACAATGTTTATATTTTTCAAAGTCTAATTTTTCTTCATCTGGAAGAGAAGCATTTATTCTTTCAAAATCTTTTTGAAGCTTACACCACTTATCAAAGGGCATATTTATTTTTGTTGTTTTTTCCATTCAATCACCCTTAAAACTTTATTCCTAACTTAAACATTTTTTCTTTTAACTTCTTAGAAATCATAAGATAAAAGACATTTTCAGCATTTCTTTTAATCTCTTTAAGCATAGGATTATTCATTTTTTCAATAACTTCATTTTCAATTTCTAATTGTTGTTCTGCAGGTAAATTTTTAAAAACTTCAATAACTTTATCATTGTCTGTATACTCCTTTCGTTCTTCGTTTTTTATTTTTTCTTGTTCAGATTCTCTCTTTTCAATCTCTTTAGTATTAACTTCTGTTGTCCCTTTGAAGAGATGAGTTGAAAATACAGCTGCAACATTTTTAACATCACTTTTATTTTTCAAAATATTTAGTTGATCCTGGAATGTTTTTAAAATAAATCCTAGTGAATTATTTTTTAATAACTCTAAAACTTTAGTTTCATGCTTTTTAGAAAAATCAACTCCATTATCCACAAACCATTGTTTTATTTTTTTTAAATCATCATTGCCAAACTCATGCTCATATGATTTATGTTCTTTATGATTTAATTCTTTATTTAAGTTATTTATTATATATTCTTTATTGTTGTCGTTTTCAGATAATCTAGTTTGACTATTTTCAGCAGACCAGTTTGTCTCTTTTTTACAATCCAGTTTGTCGTTTTCAGACAAACTAGTTTGCGGACTTAAAAAAACTAAATTTTCAATCATAGAATAATTAATCTTAAAATATCTTTTGCATGGAACACCTTTATTTTTTTGTTCTAGTATTTTAAGTTCAATCAAATCTTTAATAATCTTATCTTGTTTATGCCTTCCAATTCCTGTAAGTTCTCCAATTTTCTCAATGGTTTGATAAAACCAGCCTTCATCATCAGCTAGTCCGTCAGATGCTTCTATAAGAATTGTCAACAAGAAGGCTGATTCTATACCTAAACTTTTAACTATTTGTTTATTTAATGTGTAGTAATTACTACTCATTAATAATTGTTTAAATGTTTTATCTTGCATCTTTCCTCCTATCTTTCAATAGAGTTTATTTTAAAAATAAATATTGTATAATTAAGTTACAGTATTTTATAAAAGGGAGAATTTAAAAACTTTAAGAAGGAGATATGGAAGAAAAATATCATAAAGGTTATATATTCCCAGATGAATTTTATAAAAAATATACAGATTTCAACTCACATAAAGATTTTATTGAAAAAGCTAAAGAAGAAGGAATTGAAATAACATTAACAAAAACTAAACAAGATATTAAGTTAGTGAATCCACCAAGTGATGTCATATTTGATGAATTTGTTGATTTATTTATAAAAAAAAATACAAATTTTAAGTCCTTTAAAGATTTTATAAAAACTGCTAAAAGCATTTATAAAGATCCACCTAGTCTATTACCTAAAAGTTTAATTAGAAGTAAAATAGCAATAGCTGGATTTCTTGCAAGAGATAATTATGAATTAAAATGTAATATATGTCATAAAAATATTACAATAAATAAAGAAACTATTATTCCTAAATGTAACTGCAGTAAATTTTCACAATATATTATTGTCAAAATTTTCTAATAATTCTTTAATATAATAAAGCAACACTAAATATTTCATTTTTGTTTTGGAAATATTCTTATTCATTTTTAATTCAAAAATCCTTTGCTGTTTTTGAAAAGCAGTTGAAATAAACTTAGGAGTTATAAAATGAACTTTAAATTCTCCCTTACTATGAAAAATAACTCCCTTTTGCTCTAATTTATTTTTTACATAAAATCTTTTAATTTCATGGTTTACTAATTTTTTTAAGAGTTTAATACTCATTTTTCCTCCGTTCCACAAAACAATTCCCTCTTCTATAAAATACTGTAAAAAAAATATTCAATTGCCAATGTCCTATTTAAAGATTCTTAGTCTTTATATAGATAACCACAAATAGTAATATTTATAGCCATCTATCTAAGGACTAACCTTAGATTTTCAATTCTTTTATAAATTCAACATCAACATTTAAAGCACAAGGCTCTATGTTAAACTTTTCTGGAAGAATAGAATATTTTATATCGATATAACTTTTTGCATCTTCCATACTTGTGAAGGCATTAAGAATAACATTATCATCATTAGTTACGACAAAGATTGTTACAGCTGTCTGAGGGCTTTTATCTTTATTAGTCATTCTTTTCACCTGGAACATTGCAAGCATAACCTAATTTTTTTAACTCATCTCTAATTTCTAAAAATTTTACATTTCCATATTTTTTAATTAATTCATTAAGTTCATTTATTCTCATATTCAATCTCCTCTCCTAACATAGATCCTAACAATAATCCTAATTCAAAAAATTCATCTTCAATGATTTCAAAAGTTTTAAATAGTAACTCTTCAAAGTTTTGAAACTCAACATCAGATAGTTTTTCTTCCAGAAGACTCAGTTTATTTATAAGAGAATCTTTCATTGCTTTAGATTCTCCATTCAAATATCCTCTCTCTTCCAACATCCTTACCAACACCATTACCTTTTTACTTTCTATAAAAATCACCTCTGTATTTTTAAGATTTATTTAAAAATTTTTTAAAAATTTTATTAATTTACACAATTTTTAATTGTTATAAGCTAATAATAATCTATTTTAAATTGTTTGTCAAGTGTAAAAATTGTTTTAAGCAATTTTTTAATTTTTAAAAAGGTTGTAAAATTGCTTTTAATAGGATATAATCGTATCAAAAGCAATTAAAAAAAATTTAAAGGGAGGTTTAATATGATAAAATTTAAAATTCATATTTTAATGGCTGAAAAAAGAATGACTCAAAAAGATGTTATGGAAGCCACAGGAATAACTACTACTGTAATGAACAAATATTATTATGGAACTATAGTTAGAATCCCTACTCTTCATATTGATAAACTTTGTAAATTATTTAACTGCCAACCAAACGATTTATTTGAGTATATCCCAGATGAAACCCAAGAATAGTTTAATCTTTCAGTAGTACAGTCCATAAGTTTTGAGAACTTTGGGGAAAGTTGCTTATGAACCATACTACTTAAAGATTAATTATTTTTTTATTTTACTTTACTTAATCTTTAAGCTCTCCTAATTACAAATAGTTAGTTGCAGAAGGAGAGAATAATGGAATATCATAACCATTTAATAGATGAGAAATTTGTAAAAGATAAAGAAGAAGAATTATATTGCATAGAGTTTAATTCTGGTAATGGAGAATACCCTACTATAGAGATAACTTCATCTTCTAATCCTGATAAGAAATATACTTTTATAATTGGAGATTATAAGGAACAATTTTATAAAGATCAGACATTAATGACTTTAAGACTTCCATTAGCTATAGAGAAAGCTGGAAGAACTCTGCAATTTAAAAATAATTTTATAAAATTCTTAAAAAGTTGGTACTATTCTAATGAAACTTTTTCAATGACATTAACTAATTTATCAAACAATTTAGAATTCAACTTTTTTAAGGAATCAGTTGCCATAGATGAAACTAATTTCTTTTTTGAAGGAATAAAAGATAACATGGTTATATTTAGAATATTATTAAATCATAATCTTTTAAAATAATAAATTTAATTGCAACTAACTATTTTTTTAAAGATAGTTCCAAAATTTTAAAAACTTAAAGAAATTATGTTTTTTACTTTTTTCTTCAAAGTCAAAATTAGAAAAACCTCCACATTCTTTTTCTTTTATGTCTTGGATATTTTTTTTAATTAATGTTATAAAATATATAGATAAATTAAACATTAATAGGCATGTAAAGAATATTAAAATTTTCATTTTTTTCACCTCACTTTTTATAATCTTTCAGTAGTAGAGTCCATAAGTCATAAAGAACTTTGGGGAAAGTTGCTTATGAACCATACTACTTAAAGATTAATTATTTTTTTATTTAAAAATTATTTGTGAAAGGAGATTCTACTATGGGAGAAAAGAAACCAAAAACTTGCTTTATCGTTTGTCCAATTTCAAGTGAAGACAGTGATATTAGAAAAAATTCAGATAAACTTCTAAAACATCTTATACAACCTGTTTGTAATAAGTTAGGTTTTGAAACTGTTAGAATTGATAAACATTTTCATAATGAACAGATTACAGATGAAATAATAAGATATCTCGAAGAAGCAGAATTAGTTATTGCAGATACAACAACTAATAATCCAAATTGTTTCTATGAAATTGGTTATAGAAAAGCCATTTCAAAACCCCTAATATTAATAAGAAGTATTGGGGAAAATCTTCCTTTTGATATTTCTGGAATAAACTCTTTATCTTATAATCTTCAAGATTTAGATAATGTTGAAGAGTTTAAAGAGAAATTAGAAGGGAATATATCTATTTTAGATTTTGAAAAATCTTTTTCTAAAAATAAAACAGATAAAAATTCTGATGAAATCTTAAATAAGATATTTAATTTATTATTGACTATTGATAATAAAATGGATAAATTTAATTCAAATATAATATCTGAAATAACTAAAAATTTTGTATCTTCTGTTGATAAAAAAAATGAAAATGAAGTAATGCTTCAATTTTTAAAAACAGTACTTGAGAATCCCAAACATATAAATTCTTTAGTTGAATTGGGGAAAATTGCTAAAGATCAAGAAAAATGATTTTTTCCATCATAGAAGCCCTTGTAAAAAGCTACTTGGGCTTTTAGTGTTTCATTTTCTTCTTTTAGTTTTTTATTTTCAATAAACAAAGACATTATTTGTGCTATTGTTAGAATTTTTACTAAGAAATCATTTATTACTTTATTTTCTGAATGCTGAACCATTTGAATCACTCCTTTATTTTTAATTTTTCAATAGTACAGTCCACAAATTAAAAGTGAGGGGTGGAAAGATCTATGAACCATACAATTCAAAAATTAATTATTCATTTTTAAGGGGGTTATTATGATATGATTGATTGTTTAAAAACTACTAAAGAAAACTTAAAATCTGCAATTTGTGAAAAAGGACATCTTCAATTATCAACTTTACATTTTTATGAAGTGTATCCTAATTCTTACTGCAAAGAATGTGGCTCAAAAATAATAGATAAGTGTCCACATTGTGATGCCGAAATTCAAGGTGGAGTAGCTTATCATAGAACAGGAAGAGAATCTGTAGTTTACAATACACTTACTACTAAAACAGAAAAGTATGCAAATGATACTGTTCCTAAGTACTGCCATAATTGTGGGAAACCATATCCTTGGACAGAAGAATTTTTAAAAACCTATAAAGAAATTCTTTCTTTAGAATTAGAAGATGAAGAAGAACTTCAAAATAAAATTTATAATGCTACAGAAGAATTAGTAAAAAATAATTTTGATTTAAAATCACCTGTGGCAAGGCTTTTAAAATCATTATTAAATAAAGCTGGTGATTTAGCAAAAGGTATAGTAGTTGATACTGTATCCTCTGTTGCAAGTGAACAATTTCGTGAATTTTTACTTAAAAAATATTAATAATACAAAAATATTTAAAGAAGGTGATTTATTATGAAAATGGATCCTGACTGCATTAGAGATATATTACTTCAAACAGAAGAAAGGTTTGTTATTATTCCTTTACCTTGTTTAAATTTTGACACCTGCAAAATGGAAGATCCAGAACCTTTACCAAAAGATAAGTACCCATATATTTATCAATATGATATGAAAAAATTAATATATCATGTTGAACTAGCTGCTGAAATGGATTTTATAAAACTTAATGATTTAAAAGATATTTATAAAATTGAAGATTTAACAGCACAAGGGCATTTACTTCTTGCTGACATCAGAAATGAAGATGTTTGGAGTAAAACAAAAGATATTGCTAAAAAAACTGGAACATCTTCACTTGACGCTTTAAAACAAATAGCAGTTAATGTTGTTTCATCAATGATTACTAATTATTTTCAAGGATGATATACGACCAATATCTAAGATTAAATGTTCTTCAATTTTTCCATTTACATTTAACTGATAGTCTATTTTAAAACTTTGAATTCCTACTATCCTTTGTCCATTAATCTCAATACAAGGAACTGAATGAGTTCTTTCTACTGAGATTTTTACATTATTAGTAGGAATTTCATTATTTTTTTTTAGTTTGAAAAATTTATTTTTTTTCTTCATTTCCTCACCTCATCAATTTTAATTTTTCAATAGTATAGTCCATAAATTAAAAGCGAGGGGTGGGAAAATCTATGAACCATACTACTTAAAAATTAATTATTTTTTATTGAGGGGGTTATTATGAAATTAAAATCTACAACACCGACTGAATTAACAGATTTAGAATTAGAATTTATGAAAGAAATAAATCCTAATATAAAAGATATGACTTCACAAGGAAAATACTTCTTTTATTTGCCCTTATCCAGTGAAGCAAGACATCTAAAATATCACGAATGTCAGCAAAATGTTGCATTTAAAGTTCGTAAGGATGGAGGAATGCCTTTAATTGGTTGGACTATTTGGAAATCACAAGCTTTCATTGAAGCCGAATACCATGTTGTCTGGATATCAGAAAAAGGTAAAATAAAAGACATTACTCCTAGAAAAGATAAAGAAAAACTTATACTTTTTGTAATAGATCCTATGCAAAATGATGATGGAATGATAAGAGATAGTAAAAGAAAAATCTTGTTAGACATTCCATTAGTTCATAGATTGGATAGTGTTATATCAGAAAAAGTAAATCTTCTTAGAAAATATTGGGTTCCTTACAGAAGTGCAATAAATCCTCCAGCTGAAATTTTAGCTAGAATTGATGGTTTAGAAATTAAAAAAGCTCAAATCATCAGTGAATTGAATGATTTCTTGACTTCTACTAAGAGAGAAGTATAATTCAAATAAATCATAATTAATAAAAAAGTATTTCTTATTAATTAGTTTTTTACTTTTCTTAAAACATCTTTTTATTAATTTACTATTAAAATATTCTTGACTTGGAATAACAATTAGATACTTGTTATTATTTTTATCTTTTTTATCTAAATTAAGAGCTTTTCTTAACTTTTGACCTAGATAGCTTTGATGCGTTTCATAATTATCATAGATTAAAATATGATTGTATTCACGCATTGTTTCTAAAGATAGATTTAATTTAAAATCATAATCAAAACTTCCCCAAAAATTAAAACTAAGTGCTCTTCCAAAATTAAATGAAGAATGAAAAAGTTTTTTTTGTGGGAATTTAAATGTTTTTTTTATATAAAAATTCACAATTTCACCTCGTTTATTTTTAATTTCTCAATAGTACAGTCCATAAATTAAAAGCGAGGGGTGGGAAAATCTATGAACCATACAATTCAAAAATTAATTTTTAACAAAGATAGTTAGTTTAGAAAGGAAGGATTTATGTTAAATTTAAATAATGAAAATTTAATGCCTAAACTAAATGATATTAAACTTTTCGATATAAATAATTTTTATTGTGATATAGAAGCTAAATTTAATGTACCAGGAGTCCATTCTGCAACTGCTTCATATCCTTTAGGTAAAATAATAAAACAAAAAACAGAGACTACATTAGAGAGATACAGTTATTATGTTGATGAATATTTTGATAAAAATGATACATCAAAAACAGTTTTAAAACTTACCTTTGATAAAGTTCTTACTGATAAAGATAAGTATAAAGAAAGTCCTGATGAACTTTACACTAGTTCTATAATTTCTACTTCTGTAAACTTAATAGCTCTTTTAAACTCATATTTTTATAAATTAGTTTCTGTTTTTAAAATTTCAATAAATACTAAATATGGTAAAGAAATTGAACAAGAGTTTCAAAAAAATAAAAACTTTAAAATAGAAATATCTGGAAATAAGGTCTTTCTATTTTTAGTTTTGGATACTTCTGAACATTACTCTGAATAATAATAAATTTTATAAACTAACTATCTTTTCAAAAATTAACTATTTATTAGGATAGCTCTATACTAAAGGCTCGTAAAATCATACGAGCCATATTTTTTTATTTTTCCTTACCATAGAGAAAACCAATTTCTAAAAATTCATTTTTTGAGGTTTCGATAGCTTCATTAAAAATAGTTTCTAGTTCTTGCTTTTCTTCAATAGAAATTTTTAGACTATCTACAAATCTTTTAAATTTCTCATCAAATTCCCCTACTTTTGATTTAAACAGTCCTTTTGCACCTAATTCTTCTAAAAAATTAATAAGATTAATCTCCATAGTATGTCCTCCCTTAAAATAAATATTAGTAAATTTAATTAATTCTATTAATTTTTTAAAAGAAAATAAAATTATTAAATTAAAAAATTAAATTTATTAAACTATTTACTTAATACTATAATACAAATTTTAAAGTTGTCAAGTATTTTTTTTAGTGTTATACTAAGTTAATAAAATAAACCATTTAATTAAGTATTTTATTTATTCAAAAGAAAGGAGTTAGGAATGAGAAGGACTAGTGAAATTTTAAAAGAATTTAGAAAAACTAGAGGAATGACTGCTGCAATGATGGCTGAAAAGTTAGGAATATCTACAGTAACTATGTCTGCTATAGATGTTGGTAGAAAAAAACTCTCTGAACAGATGCTTGAAAAATTAGAAACTATGTTGCCAAAAGATGATTTCATAGATTTGTTAAAATCAGAAAGAGAAATGAACCTTCCTTCTTTTTTGCTTAAAAAATTTGAAAAATATAACATTCAATCAGAATCTATAACTGATATTACAAATATTTCTGAAATATCAGAAGAAGGAAAAAGAAAAATATATGATTTCATAGAACTTGTAAAAATTTCTGAGAGAGCAAGAAATAACAGAGAAACTGTCAATATAACAAATTTATCTACTGAAAATAAAGAAAAAGCAAGAGAGTATATTGAGCTGTTAGAAATTAAACAAGAAAAAAAATAAATTATTGACAAATTTAATATAACATCTTATACTATATGTAACAAAGATGACTTGGCTATAGGAAGTTTTACTTCTTGGCTATCAAAACCTTGCTACTTATAGTAACAAGGTTTTTTATTTTAATAAAGGAGAGATAACAATGTATGATAAACCTTTTTTAACTTATGAAGAACAAATAGAAAAATTAAAAAACGATTATGAATTATTAGTTGATTTAAATTCTACTATTATTGAAACAGAGCTTCTAAAGACATTATCATATTATGATTTAGTAAATGGTTATAAAGAATGTTTTATGAAAAATGAAAAATTTTTAAAAGATATTACTCTTTATGAAATTTTTATATTTAGTGTTAAGGATAAAGAATTCCAAAATATTTTACTTCATCACAGTATTACAGTTGAAAATATTTTTAAAAATAAAATGGCATATTTAATCGCTAAAAAGAAAGGAGTTCACCAAGATGATTATTTAGATGAGAATAAATATCATGTTTCTAATCCAAATAGACGAAGCAAACTAAAAGAGCTATTAAATAAACTAAAAGATATTTGTTCAAGCCCTAAAGAACAACCTACACTATATTATAAAAATAATCATGATCATACTCCACCTTGGATATTATTTAAAAATATTACTTTTAATAATATAATAGACTTATTTTCATTTTTGGAAAAATCAGAGAAATTAGAGATAATTAATGACTATTCTTTATTTAATAATTCTAATATTACAGATGATGAAAAATTAGAGTTATTTAAAAATATGATTTCTGTAACTAGAAAATTTAGAAATAAAATTGCTCATAATTTTAAAATAATAGGAGTAACTTTGGATAGAATTCAGATACAAACCTCTGTTTTAAAAAAAATAGATACTTTTGGGATCTTATCTAACATAGATATTCAAGAACAAAGAGGAAGAAATGATATTTTCTCTATGTTTTTATCAATTTTATTCTTATTGGATTCTAAACTGCTTTGTACTTTATTTTTAAGAGATGTTGATTTTTTTTCTTTAAGAACATACTCTGAAGAAACTAATATAACAATTGATATGTCAAAATTTTATTTTGAGAAGTTGAATATGCCAGCAGATTTTTCAGAAAAAATAAAAAAAATTTTCACTAATGAAAAAAATAACACAATAACTTATTTTAATAAAAAATAAATTAAATGTTTTATTAAAAAATGGGACCTCTGATAAAGTCCTATTTTTTTTATTTAAAAATATTTCTTGACTTTTAAAAAAAATAGGTTAATATTATAAATGAAATAGTTTAATAAATTTAAGTAATATATTTAATTTTTTAAAGGAGTTTTTTATGAATATTTACGAACCTTACAGATATTACATAAAAATAAGAGATGGAACTGTAATTATGGATGGGAAAGAATGTCCTAATATTATTGGGAAATACTGTTTTTATGATAAAAAAGCTTTTAAAAAAAAATTAAAAGAACTTTCTGAGAAATATACTGAAGATCAGATAACAACATATCAGAGTATCAGAGGCAGGTGGTACGAATGTCCAAAAAATACTCTTTAAATAATAAAGAAATTGGGTATAGTTATTGTGAATGTGAAAATTATTTATATTCCGATACTAAAAAAAGAATAAAAGTTGCTGGTAGAAATCAAGTTACTTATTATTTTGAAGAAAAGTATTTAGAAATAAATTGTTCACATTGCAACAAAAATACCAAAGTGAAATTATAGATGTATGGTTTAGATAGAGCCTGTGTCTTTGTTGATGTTAAAACTGATATCTTATATGTGAGGGAAAGAATTAAAATTATGTTTCCTCATTCTTTTTCAGAAAGTCTTACAAATTATTTAAATAATTATAAGATTGATAAAAGAAATATAAATTACATTAAATTAGAAGAAAAAAAACTAAAGAGAATAACAACGATTAAAATAGATTTTTCTTATCCACGTTTTTTTTCAGATGATAATATTTATCCTTTATCTGATGAATTAAAAAAAACTACGGTTGAAGATAATCTAGTTAAATTAATAAATAAATTAATAGATTATGAAATAACAATAAACGACATAAAATATGAATATTTTGAATTTACTACTCAAGAATTTGTTGGAAATTTTTATAAATTTCACAATATTATAAGTTACTTTTTTAAAGCTTTAACAAGAAAATATAATGATTTAGATAAAGTACAGTATTATAATTTTGATAAAAACCAAAACAAATTTTATACTACAGGCTTTACCTTCCAACCAACACCAGGTTGGAAAATTAGATTATACTCAAAAGGTCATGAGAATAACAAAAAAAATTTAAAAAAAGTCAAAGGAGCAATCTTTCGACTTGAACACAGATTAAGTAAAAAAATTATAAAAAATTATTTTGAATTCAATTCTGTAAATTCTATAAAGATAGAAGATATAAAAAATTACATTCAAAGCACAATATCAGAAGTTTTAGGGAAAATAATGATTGAAGAAGTAGAAAAATCAGTTGAAATCCTTAAAGAAAAATTTATAACTTTCAGATGCCAAGACCTGGATTCTTTGGTTAGAGATAATCTGGAATGGATATTTGATTATAAAATAATTGATGATATTGTTACTAGTAGTAGCAATAAATGCTATAGACAAATTGTTTTTTATCGAAGCAAGATAAAAAATATTTTAATTCACTCGCAACAAAGGGCATCTCCACAGCGAGATTTTTTCTCGAACATAGAGAGACTCGAACAATTCCTTGTAAATATCATACTTTTTAATTGCAAAATAAAATGTGACACAAAAAACCATTTGGTATTTTTTTGCAAAAAATAGGAAGAAAAAACTTCCTATTTTCATACTTTCAAAAAATTTTTTCCTTTTGTTTTCAATAGTTTTTAATACTTTCCTCGCGCGATAATAATGTGAGGCATTTCAATCCTAAAAGTGAAAATACAATTGTTTGTTTTTGTTATGCAAATATTTAAAACAATTTAGGATTTAGATAATAAATATTAGGAGGATTTATAGATGAGTCAGTAATGTGAGGTATAAAAAATGAATAAGTCTGAAAATTTCAAAGAAGAGCAACTAATAGTTTTAGAATTATATATAAAGCTTGAAACAACTAAATTCAGTACAAAGAAAAAAGATCTATATGATGAGATACAAAGAAAAACAAAATATAACAGGAATACAATAATCTCATGGATAAAAAGATATCTTGCTGAGTATAAAGAAATTAGAAAAGAAATATCTGAAAAACAAAATAAAAAAATATGCAACTTTGAGGGGTTGACAGAAAAACAAACTAATTATGTTATTTGCAGAATGTCTGGAATTAGTAAAGAAGAAGCAAAAGAAAAAGCTGGATACAGTGATAAGACTAAGGCAGCTAACATAGAAAAGAGTCCTAAGGTTGCAACCAAGATAGCTGAGTTGAGAGAGATCTTATTTCAAGACACTGAACTTGGAATGCTGAGCATTGCAAATAGATTAAACAAGATTTTAAATGATTCTATTAATGGAGTTGAGATAGTTGAATACATTGAAGAAGTTGGACCTGAAGGAACAACGACAACGAAGAAGAAAAGAAAGGATAAGCAACTGCTAGCAGGAGTGGCAGCAGCAAGAGAACTAAATTCAATGTTAGGATACAAAGCAACAGACGAGCTAAAGCTTGAAGAAGCAAAGAAGAAAGAAAAAGAAAAGCAACTTGTTCTTTTAGAATAAGGTACTGTAAAACAAAAAGAAGATTAGAGGGGCGAAGAGGCTCGAAACTTATCAAATTTAGATTTTTTTTCAAGCTTGCCAAAAATATTTTTATATACGCGAAAGGAGAAAAAGTGCAGGAGATATTAGCCACAGAAAGTAAATTAGCTAAGATATTTCAATTTTCTGAAAGAAAAGTTAGAGAATATTTTAAATCTGCTAGGGTATCACCTGGAAAATATAATTTTATCCAAGCGGTAGAAATATTTGTTGAAAAGAATTCAGGGCAAGATGAAGTATCAGAGTTAAAAAGAGCTGAAAAAGAATTGAAAGAATATAAATTACAAATTCTAAAAAAAGAATATCATCATGAAAGCGATGTTATCAGAATAGTTTCAAATATGAATTATAACTTCAAATCTAAATTGATGGCTCTTCCAAGTAAAATTTCAGTTCAGCTTTTAAATAAAGAAAATCAACTTGAAGTAAAGGAAATTTTGAAAAAAGCTATTTATGAGGTTTTAGAGGAATTGGTTGATTACAAGTATGAAGAAAGAAAAGGAATTGAAGAAGATGATACAGGGAAAACACACAATACATCTGATTGAGAATATTGTAAAAGATAGTTTAACTCCTCCAGAAGATTTAACTATTGCTGAATGGGCTGATAAGTACAGAGTACTTTCAAGAGAGAGTTCAGCTGAAGCTGGAAGATGGGAAACAGATAGAACTCCATATATGAAAGCAATATTTGATTGTGTTACTGACAGCATAACTAAGTCAATAACCATAATGAGTTCAGCACAAGTAGGGAAAACAGAATTGCTATTAAATATTTTAGGGAGATATATGCACTTAGATCCTTGTCCTATTCTTTTTGTACAACCAACTGTTGATGATGCCAAGTCATTCTCAAAAGAAAGAGTAGAGCCTATGTTGAGAGATACAAAAATTCTTAAAGTCTTAGTAGAAAAAGTTAATAAAAGAGAATCAGGAACAGTTCAAGAAAAAATGTTTCCTGGGGGATATGTAAGATTTGTTGGAGCAAATTCACCTTCTGGGTTAGCAAGTAGACCAATAAAAATTACATTGTTAGATGAAGTTGATAGATTTCCTTTATCAGCCAAGAAAGAAGGAGATCCAGTAAAACTAGCTGAGAGAAGAACAAACAATTTTTATGATAGTAAAAAAATAAGGGTTTCTACTCCAACAGATGATGCAACTTCAAAAATACAATTATTATATTTAGCTGGGTCACAAGAAGAATGGAGTTTACCATGTCCGTATTGTGGTAAACATCAATCACTAGAATTTGAGCAACTTAAATATAAAGACTTGGTAGAACCTGAGTTTGAATGCAAGTTTTGTGGAGAGAGTGCTATTGAAAGTGAATGGAAAAAGTATGGGCAAACCAATGGAGAGTGGATAGCTAAATTTCCAAATGAGAAAGAAAATAGAAGTTTCCATCTCAATGCTTTAGCTTCACCTTGGGTAAGTTGGAAAGATATCATAGCTGAATATTTAAGTGTTAAAGATGATGATTTCCAATATAAAACTTTTGTAAATACAGTACTTGGAAAAACATTTGCTGTCAATCTTGATAGTGCTATGGATTACGAAGCGATTTATGAAACAAGAGAAGATTATGGAGCTGAACTACATGATGATGTTGTTATATTGACAGCAGGAGTAGACGTTCAAGATAACAGGTTGGAAGTTGAAGTTGTTGGTTGGGCTTATGGCTATGAGAGTTATGGAATTGTTTATAGAGATTTTCCTGGAGATCCTGGTAAAGAGGAAGTATGGCAACAATTAGATACTTTTTTAAGAAAAAAATTCAAATACAAAAATGGAAAATTCTTAACAATAGCAGCAACTCTTATAGATTCAGGCGGACACCATACTGGAAGTGTTTATAAATATGTTTACAAAAAAGAAAAAAGAGGAATTTATGCAATTAAAGGGCAAGGAGCTTGGGGAGTTAATATTTTAAATGGTTTTAGGAAAACAACAAAAAAAGGAACTCCTTCAGTGAATTTACTTAGTTTAGGAGTAAATGCTTTAAAAGATTTAACATATTCAAGACTTTCTATTTTGCAAGGAACAGGGAAATGTCATTTTCCAAAAGCAAGTACACAAGGATATGGAATAGACTATTTTAAAGGGCTAACTTCAGAAGTAAAAGTAAAAAAATCTACTCCTAGAGGAATGAAAATAGCTTGGGAGATACTTGATGGAAGAAGAAATGAACCATTAGATTTAAGAAACTATGCAACAGCTGCAATTGAATTAATTCCAATAGATTTACACGACAAAAAATACAATAGAAAAGGAGATAGAAAATGAGTTTTACAGTAGAACAATGCCAAGAACATTTAGATGCTTGGCTAGAAGCAGATTTAGCTGTCACGAAAGGACAGAGTTATACAATTGGGAAAAGGGTTCTAACAAGAGTTAATGCAATGGAAATCGCAAGAAATATAAAGATTTGGCAAGACAGATTACAACAAGCAAAGAGAAGAAGTTCAGGACCTAGAACAATTCAGATAATTCCAAGATAGGAGGGAATATGAATCTTTTAGATAAAGTAATTGGTTATATAAGTCCTAAGAATGGGATTAATAGATTAAAAGATAGAAAAATATATAATCTAGCTAAAGTAGAACAAGGTTATTCCAATAAAGATGATCCAGTTTTAGAAAATTGGAAGGTTACATCAAATAGTCCTGATGAAGATATTTTGTATAGTCTTGAAGATTTGAGAGCAAAATCAAGAAATTTGTATATGAATAACGATTTGGCTGGAGCAGCTTTAAAGAAAATGAGAACTAAGACAGTTGGAAGTGGATTATTACCAAAACCAACAATAAATTATACATATCTTGGAATGGAAAGAAAAAAGGCAAAGGAATTAGAAAGAATTATAAAAAATAAGTTTAATGCCTGGGCTTTATCAGCAAATTCAGATGCAAGTAGAATGTTTAGTTTTTATGGATTACAATCTTTACTTCAATTAAGTTGGGTAATGAATGGAGATGCTTTTGCAATTCCATTGAGAAAAAAGAGAAAAGGTGTTGATATAGAGTTATGTGTTCAATTACTTGAAGCTGATAGAATTATAAATCCACCTGGAGCAAATCTTCAAACAAAAGCAGGAGTTGAATTTGATGAAAATGGGGAATTAAAAAATTATTATATAGCAACTTCTCATCCAGGAGATACTTTGAATTATACTATAAAATCTTATCCAGCTTTTAATAGTTTAGGTAGAAAAAATATTTTACATATATTTGAACCTGAAAGAATTGGGCAAAGAAGAGGAGTTCCTATATTAGGACCTATTATATTCTCATTAAAACAACTAGGAAGATATAAAAGTTCAGAACTTACAGCGGCTGTTATAAATGCAATGATAGGACTTATAGTAGAAAGCGATAGTGCAGATGATGAAGGCTTTGCTGGGAGTTTTGGAATGTCTATGGATGAAGATGAAGAAAGAAACATTGAAAATAAAAAAAAGACTGAAGAAAAAATAAGTTTAGATCATGGAACACTGGTTGTAGGAAAACCAGGAGAAAAAATAAAAGAGTTTGCAACTAATAGACCAAATAAACATTTTAAAGATTTTGTTGAAGCAATATGTGAAGAAATTGGTGCAAATTTAGAAATAAGTAAAGAAGTTTTAATGTCAAGTTTTAAAAATTCTTATAGTGCAGCAAAAGCTTCATTAGAAGAAGCTCATCAAAGATTCCAAGTTTCAAGAAAAATTTTAGAAAGGACTTTTTGTCAACCTATCTATGAAGAGTTTGTTTTAGAACTTATAAGAAATGGAGATATAGATTGTCCTGGATTTTTTGAAGATGAATCTATTCGTTATGCTTTTACTCGTTGTATCTGGGTTGGTGCTGGTAAATCATCATTAGACCCATTAAAAGATGCAAATGCTAATTCAAAAGAATTAGAAAATTATACAACAAGTAGAAGCATCATATCTGCTACGAGTGGATATGATTTTGAAGAAATCTTTAGGGAAAGAGCTGAAGAAGAAAAAGAATTAGCTCTCCTTGAAAGAGAATTAAAAAATATTCGCAAGGGGGTGAAAGATAATGGAGAGAAATCTTAAAAATAATTTTTTTGAAATAAAAAATCTAAGTGAAAATACTGCTGAAATTCGTATATATGGAAGTATTACAAAATGGGCTTGGGAAGAATATGGGGAAATTAGTTCAGCTAATTTCGCAAAAGAATTACAAAAATTAAAAAATGTTTCTCATATAAATTTAAGAATTAATTCTCCTGGTGGAGATGTTTTTGAAGCAAGTGCGATCTATAATCTCTTAAAAGATTATGCCAAAACAAATAATGTTGAAATTACAGGATATATAGATGGATTAGCTGCAAGTGCTGCAAGTTTTTTAGTTTTATGTGCTTCAAAAGTAGTGATGGGGACAGGAGCACTATACATGATACATAATCCTCTAAGTTCAGCTTATGGAAATGTTGAAAAATTAAAGAAACAAATAGAATTATTAGACACAGTAAAAGAAGCTATTTTAGATATTTATTGTAGCAAATCTAAATTAAGTAGAGAAGAAATATCTGAAAAAATGAATAATGAAAAATGGTATCGTGCTACTGAAGCACTTGAAGCTGGATTTGTTGATGAGATAGTTGAAAATGATAATTCATTAGAAAATATTAAAAATATATCAAATGAGTTACATATTGAAAACTTTATTAATCAAGATTTATTAAAAGAAAAATTAAAAGAGATTGAAAATATAAAAAATATAGGAGGAATAACAATGCCAAAAAGTGTAAAAGAATTATTAAATGAATATCCAGATTTGATGAATGATTATAGAAATCAAATCATTAATGAAATCGGAGAAAATCAAATAAATAAGATAGAAGCTGCAATAAAAGCTGAAAGAGAAAGAATACAAATTCTTGATGGAATACCTACTTTAAATGATAGTCAAAAAGAAACTATTAATAAGGCTAAGTTTGAAGAACCTAGAGATCCAAAAGACATCATGGCAGAATTCTTTATGTCAAATGCAAATAAAGCAAATCAAGAAATTCAAACTTCTAAAACAGATATTTCAAATGCTGGATTAGATAAAATACCACCTTCTAATACTGATTTAGGAGATAGTTCAGTAGAAAATGAAATATATGCAGCAGCATTAAATATATATAATGATGAAAACAAATAGGAGGGAAAAATGAAAAATAAAATTTACTCAGAAAAGGATATAAGAATATTTCAAGGGAATTTTCCAGTTGAAACTATAAATCAAACTTTAAAAACAAAAGTTGAAGCTGGAGATGTTATAGCACTAGATAATGCAAAAAACTTTGGAAAATATGATGGAACAACATATTC